ATAGCGTGTACTTACCCGCTATTAGTACGTTTTATAGTACCTATGTTTCCAAGCAACGACTTGGAGAATATGTTCCAGCCGATAGAATCCCCGCAGGATTTGATCGTGGCGTAGAAGGTATGAACTTCCTTAACGCAGAGCAAGGATACTTTACTTACAAGTATGGACTGTTTTCAGCAGGCCACGCACAACTTGACCTAAATAAAAGTATGGTACAAGAAAGTATGGTTCAACAACGTGATAGAAATAATACTATGATGTTGGGTGACTCTGGAGGATTCCAGATTGGTAAAGGAGTCCTTAAATTTGATTGGTTAGATTTTGAAGGTCCTAATGCAAATAAAGTTCGAAAGAGCATTTTAGAATGGTTAGAAGTAACTGCTGATTGGAGTATGATGCTTGACGTGCCGACATGGGCGTGTGACCATAATCATACTGCTAAGACAGGCCTAAAAACTTTTGAAGATTGTTTGGATAAAACAAAATTCAACAATGAATATTTCCTTAAGAATCGACTTGGTCAGACTAAGTTCCTGAATGTGCTACAAGGTGGCGATTGGGAACGTGCTGAACAATGGTATCAAGGAGTTAAAGAATTTAGCGACGCCAAAGTCTGGGGCGACAAAGCCGCCGAAGGTTGGGCTATGGGTGGCGCTAATATGAGCATGATGGATGTTACGCTTAAACGTCTAATGACAATGCGTGATGACGGAATGCTAGAAGGCAAGGACTGGATGCACTTCTTAGGAACTGCACAACTAGACTGGGCTTGTTACTTAACTTTAATTCAACGACAAATTAGGAAACATATCAATGAAAAAATTACCGTCTCTTTTGACTGCGCCTCACCTTTCATCGCAACAGCACACGGGCTTGTCTACACCAATCCGCAACACTCCACAAAGAGGTGGAGCACTATTATGGAAAAGGCCACAGACAACAAAGCACTCGCAGGAAGTGACATTCCATTTCCATGGACAAGCGAAATCGGAAGTCGATTAACAATGGGCGACATTTGTCATTATGATTTAGGCGAACGTAAAAGTGATGCTGAATTAGGTAATGACAAGACTGGTAAACAGATTAGATTTGATCACTTAAATCCTGATCATTATCGAGTTATTCCTAAAATGAACAAGTTAGGTAAGATCCCAAATAAAACAAGTTGGGACAGTTTTAGTTACGCACTAATGATGGCGCATAATGTTAATAGTCATATTACAAGCGTACAACGTGCTAATCAGTTAATGGACATTGAAATTGCCAATACACAAGGTAAGATCAATTGGAGACAATGGCGTGCTGTCAAAGCCAACGATAGCAGTTTTGACCAGTATAGTGATTGGGTTCCACGTAACATTTTGTATTTTGCAAACTTCATTGAAGACTTGTTCAATACAAAAGACAAAACGGAAGCATTTGAAATGATTGAAGATGGTATTACATTCTTACGTGCATTAGAAGGTACACGTAGCCAAGATGGCAAAGCACGTAACACATTCTTTAACTTGTTTGAAACCGAAGAAGTTACTGTAGACAAAGGTGTATCACCAGTGTTTGCTACACCAGTTTTGGATGAAGATAAGCTGTTGGATCTAGAAGAAGAAATTGTAGGAGAATAAAATGGCAACTCGTAAAAAGAAAACTAATGTTATTATGTCTGCCGAAATAGCAGAATCAATGGAAATGCCCGGGACTATTGGAAGTGCCAAGTTAGTTTTTCCTAATGAACCAATAGTAGTAAAAGGTAGTCATTTAACTGTGACTACTTTACCAGATGGCTCTACTAAATTGGAATGGGATGACGATGCATTGCTTCGTGAGGTACAGGAAGCTATTGCTAATTGTGAGGAAGCTATTGCTAATTATGAAGCAGGACAGACTGTTATTGAAGACGTTACACCTAAAAAGTCTCGTAAGAAGAAAGTAGCAGAATGACAAAAAGCCTAATCATAGGTATGGGCATCGGTAATCTCTATAACACTGTATTAACTAATTTAGGACATACAGTTGTTACAGTAGATGCTGATCCTAAAAAAGGTGCCGATTTCCTATCAGTAAATGATGCAATTGCCAACAGTGCGTATTTTGATACTGCACATATTTGCACGCCTAATTTTACTCACGAGCCAATTGCAAGACAAATTGCCGAACATTGCGGTATTGTGTTTGTTGAAAAGCCCGGAGTTAAAGACGAGAATGTTTGGATCAAGTTAGTAAGTGATTTTCCAAACACTCGTTTCATGATGGTTAAAAATAATCAATGGCGAGACAACATTGAAGAACTAAGGGCGTTGACTATCACCGCAAAATATATCTACATTGATTGGCTTAATGAAAATCGAGTCCCTAATCCAGGCACATGGTTTACTACTAAAGAACTAGCATACGGCGGCGTTAGTCGAGATCTTGTTCCGCACTTGCTGAGCCTATTCACTACTTTGGAACCTGAATATATGTCAGCAATAGCGACTGGTAAAGTAATGAATCAATTGTGGACACTAGCTGAAGTTTCGGATACAGACTATGGTATTGTCAATAAAGACGGTACGTATGACGTCGACGACTATTGTAGAATGACTTTCGAACACAATGACCGTAGATGGGAAATCATGGCAAATTGGAAGAACATGGATGATGATCGCCGTGAAATTACATTTGTCAAAGAAGATAATACATCAACTATAGTTGAGTTGGGGCTATGTCCTGAAGAGGCGTACCAAGCAATGATTAAAGAAGCACTTGAACGTTTTGATGATCAAGAATTTTGGAACCGTCAATTTTTACAGGATGTATGGATCCATACAAAAATAAAATAATGCTTGCAAAAAATGTAATTGCAGGAATCACAACTAGTTTGGCAATGGTTCCTGAAGTTGTTGCCTTTGCAATTCTTGCACAGGTCAATCCGTTAGTTGGATTATATGCCGCATTTATCTTAGGGTTAGTAACTGCGGCATTTGGTGGCCGACCTGGTCTTATTAGTGGCGGTGCTGGCAGTCTTGCGGTAGTCTCAGTTGCGTTAGTAGTAACACACGGAGTAGAATATTTGTTTGCTTGTATTGTGCTCATGGGTATTATCCAAGTTGCATTTGGTGTGTTCAAACTAGGCAAACTAATTAAATTGGTCAGCCCTAGTGTAATGACTGGATTTGTTAATGGCCTTGCATTAGTAATTTTTGCGGCACAGTTTCATGACATTCCTACACAAGGGTTTGCATTATATTCAATGTTGGGGTTGATTGGCATTACAATCTTTGGCGTATTGATTGCCCCGCAGATTACTAAACATTTGCCTCCAAGTTTGTTTGGTATTGTGTTGGTAACTGCAATTGTGTTACTCTTTGGTATCGACACTAAACTAGTTAAAGATATTGCTAGTATTTCTGGAGAATTACCTGTATTACATATTCCTGATGTTCCGTTTACTTTAGAAACATTATGGATTGTATTACCTTATAGTTTGATCCTTGCTGGTATTGGATTAATTGAAACATTACTAACTGCTAATTTGGTAGACAAAACAATTGGCGGTACTACTGAACCCAACAAAGAAAGTATAGCACAAGGTGCAGGCAATTTTCTAACCGGACTATTCGGAGGTATGGGTGGATGTGCTATGATTGGACAGACTGTTATCAATATGAATTCTGGCGGTAGCAGTAGACTCAGCGGCATTGTACAAGCATTATGTATCTTGGCCTATATTTTATTTGCTGGCATAGTCATCGAATCTATTCCACTGGCTGCACTAATTGGAGTAATGTGTGTAGTCTGTTATCATACGTTTGATTGGTCTAGTTTGAATTTTAAAGACAAACCAAAAGATGACATTGCTATTATGTTAACTGTGACTATATCAACACTTTTATTAAACTTAGCCTACGCCGTTTTGCTAGGAATAGTATTAACTAGTATGCTATACTATTGGAATCATATTAAAGATCAAGCATGAAAGTTAAACTATTACACACTACTGGTCAGGGTTATTTTGAAGAAACGACTTGGGACAAGCCAGAACCTAAATATAATGAAATTGAAGTCAAAGCCCTAATGACTGGTGTATGTCGCAGTGATGTAGACATGATGATGGGAGACTTTGGTCCATTGCCTTTGAATATGCAAGGACATGAAGGGCTGGGTCAAGTTACAAAAGTTGGAGGAAATATAACTGGCGTTAAAGTCGGTGATATTGTTGCAACTCGTGGAGAACCAGCCTACGCAGATTACTACAATGTACGTAACAAAGAATTTGTTTTAGTTCCTGAAGCAGATCCTAAATATATTTTAGAACCAGTTGCTTGCGGAATTAATGTTATCCTACAACCTTTAGAACTTATTAAAGCAAAAGTTAGTCCTAGAATATTAATTTTAGGCAGTGGCTTTTTAGCATGGGTCGCATATCATGCAATTAAATTGAATCAAATACAGCCAAGCGAAATAGTTGTGGTTGGCAGCAACAACAAAGAACTATGGGGGAACTTGTTGAGTTTAGAATACAATGGCACTTTTGACATTGTTATAGACTTGAGCAATCGAACAGACGTATTCGACAAGCCGATTGTAAACAATGAAGCCCTTGTTATCTTTGGTGCTCAAAAAACTGTAACTACAGATTTTTCAAATTTACTTTGGAAAGCCTGCACTATGGTTTTTCCAAGTCCAAGGACTGACAAGTTCCACTGGGCAATGATTGTTGCTGAAAGTTGGATTCGTCATGGCGTTTTGAATACCAAAGATTTTTGGACCAAAAGTTATGATCGTGATACTGAATGGCAACAGGCTTTTGAAGATGGTAAAAATCGTCCCGAAAAATATAGCCGCGGTTACATCAAATGGGCTTGACATTAGTCACACTTTCTTATATACTAATAACATGCTAGATACTAATCAAAGACAAGAAGTTACGTACTTCACAGGGTACGAAGTTGAACATACACGTTGTCACGGTATGTTTACTTTGTTTGTTGTCGGAACTCCGCCATTGGCAGATATTCTGTTTCATGCCACCCTTGGCAACGAAACAGTTAAACATATCTACTTTGGCACTAGTCAAAGTTTTAAGCCTAAGGCAATGACACAGGAAGAATATGCACCCTGGGACGAAGTTATTAAAGGATGCTTAGACGCAGGATATTGGGTTACTTTGGACTTTGGCGTTGAACACACCGAAGGCATTCACGAGTCAGGCTACTGTGAATATGACCGATTTGTTCCAATGATTAGCGTTAAACTTCCGTACATTAAATTGTTCAATTATAACACAACACTTAAACTAGATGATCTAACTTGGGGTAAAACTAATCCCGGCGTTTGGACACATCAACTTCAAGACCTAATGGATAAAGACAAATATACCTATTGGGATCAATATACACAGGATGAATCACTATGAATGACCAAAACATGATTTGGGTAACCTTTCGAAAAGAAGGTATCCATATGTACCCGGCAGCGGCAACTGACCCTAAGTTAGCCACTGGCGACGAATACGATGTTAGTTTCCTAGGAACACCACATCGTCATATCTTCCATTTTAAAGTTTACATTGCAGTTTTCCATGATGACCGCGATATCGAATTTATTCAGTTTAAGCGTTGGCTCGAGAAGTGCTATAATGACGGCACACTTGAACTCAACCACAAATCCTGTGAGATGATTGCTCGTGAACTTAACACGACAATTTCCACAAGATTTCCAGGTCGTGAGACTTGGATTGACGTAAGCGAGGACGGTGAGAATGGCTGCTTCCTCAAATTTATTAACCACATTTCCAAAACGGAATCTTAAAATGGCACAACCTTCCTACATTCAAAAAACTCTTAAAATGAAACCCGAAGTAAACAAACTCTTCGACGATCTCGATCGTTGGTTAGATTATTGTCGCTTCAATATGATCAAGTTTGATCAAAAGGATTTGTATCGTAGTAATGACTACCGCAAATTCCAACAAGAGCAAGAATATCTCGAACGTAAAGCACGTCGAGAAGCACGAGCACGTCAAGAGGCATAAATGGCAAACGTCTTTCTAGTTGACCTGGAAAGCGTAGAAACTAGGTACACGGGACAATGGAAGTCTCATGTACCTAATCTACTTTCAAAGGCGGGACACAATGTTCAAATTATACACGGACCTGAAGACATCCCTTCGGCTACTACTCCTGGCGCTTTCCTTAATTTTGGTGGGACCAATATTTATAAGTCTGTACAAGTTGAGCGAATTAGCCGTTTATTTTGCTCCGGATCAGTGGGCGCTGGTGACCATTTTATTTTTACTGATGCTTGGCACCCTGGTATCATAAACTTAAAATACATGAGTGAACTGCTGGGTATTCCAGTTGTTACACATGGCTTGTGGCATGCTGGCAGTTATGATCCTCAAGACTTCTTAGGACGCCTTATCGGCAATGAACCTTGGGTTCGGTATGCCGAGAAAAGTTTCTTCCATGCATTTGATCATAACTACTTTGCCACAGACTTTCACATCGAAATGCTCGGCCTCAATCTTTTAAGTCTTGACAAAAAAACTACTAATCACAGATATGTAACGGATAAAAAAATTATCCGTACTGGATGGCCTATGGAGTATATGGACAATACTTTAACAGTATATAAGAACATGCCCAAGCGTGATCTTATTTTGTTCCCACACCGTATTGCTCCAGAGAAGCAGGTTGAGATCTTTCGCGATTTGAAAGAACACTTACCACAGTATGAATTTGTTGTTTGTCAGGATCAACAACTAACAAAGAACGAATATCATAATCTACTAGGCGAAAGTAAATTAGTATTCTCGGCTAACTTGCAAGAGACATTAGGGATTAGTTGCTACGAAGGTGCCCTAGTAGATGCTATTCCAATGGTTCCAGATCGATTGTCATACAGTGAAATGTATTACGACGGATTTAAATATCCTAGTGAATGGACTGAAAGTTTTGAAAAGTATAAAGTGTATAGGCAGCAATTGTGCCATCACATCATTACTACAATGACGCACTATGACAAACGACTTCCGCAACTTCGTAAGCAAGCAATTGATCTAACTGAACAATTCTTTAGTGCAGATCTTCTATTAAAAAATATTAAATGACCGAATTTATCAATGAACAAAGTTTTCTAGACTTGGAAGGGATGACTGCCAAGTTTAAAGCAGGACAACCTTTCAATCACATTGTCATTGATAACTTTTGGCGTCCAGAAATTGCTCAAGAATTAGTTGCAGAATTTCCTGACTATAACAGCGATGTATGGACTGCACATTATCACAATCCATTAGAAGACAAAAAAGCCTGTAATCATTGGGATCGATTTCCTAAAACAACTTACCAAGCATTTAATTACTTGAACAGTGACGGCTTTACGAATATTGTTGAACATATTACTAATACTTGGGGAATCAAGAATGACGTAGGTTTGCACGGGGGAGGATGGCATTGCCATCATAAAGGTGGAAAATTAAATATCCATTTAGATTACAGTATTCATCCTAAGTTAAAATTAGAAAGACATTTTAATCTAATCATTTACATGACTCCTAATTGGAATCCCAAATGGGGTGGTGGGTTAGAAATGTGGGGTAGCGATGAACATGGAACCCCATCACAATGTGTTACTACCGTTGAAAATAAATTTAATCGTGCTGTAATTTTTGATACAACACAAAATTCTTGGCATGGACTTCCTGAACAATTAAATTGCCCTGAAGGTATTAATAGGCAAAGTCTTGCAATTTATTATTTGACCGACCCCGCTAGTTCGGCGGATCCGAGGCCACGTGCTTTATATGCACCGCATAAAGAACAAGCAAACGATCCTGATATTTTAGAATTTATTGAAAAACGTTCGAGGTTAACTAAATGAGTTTCTTTCTTAAACTGCTGGACCGGATGGGTCGTAAAAGAATTGTAATGGACAGACAAAATGACGAACCTTATCTCGAACGCTACTATTTGTTTCTTAAAGATAGAAAGCACTTTCCCTTTAATATTTTTCTTCACAAGTTCCTTAAGTCAGATCCCGATGATGTGCATGATCATCCATGGCCTTACGCTACTCTAATTTTAAAAGGTGGTTATTATGAATGGACTCCTAACTTTAATTCACAAGGTGCCAAGATCGGTGAAACACGGCATTGGCGTGGGCCTGGCCATTTCCGTATTTGCCCTGCTACTTCTTATCACCGTGTTGAACTTAAAGTAGGAGTAGACTGTTGGACAATGTTTATGCCAGGTCCTCAAAAAAGAGAATGGGGATTCTTAGTAAACAACAAATGGGTACATAACGATAATTACTTAACAGAAAAAGCAAAATGATGAATAGCAAAGAAAAAGAAGTCATGGACATTCTTCAAGAAGAGTGTGCCGAGGTAATACAGGCAGTTAGTAAAATTAGTCGATTCGGTATTGATAACTATAAACCAGGAAAGCCAAAAACTAATCGAGAACATCTTGAAGAAGAACTTGGGGATATGCTCGCAATGATTGACATCATGTTAGAACTTAGTGTAATATCGTTAGATAATCTAGAGATTGCTAAAAAAGCAAAGATTGAAAAATTAAAGAAATGGTCAAATATATATGAGCAAAATTAAAGTATCCGAATTATTTTATTCTATTCAAGGAGAAGGACGTTATATGGGCGTCCCGTCTGTGTTTCTACGTACATACGGCTGCAACTTTACCTGCCAAGGGTTTGGTATGCCGCGAGGCGAACTGAGCAAAGAAGCAGACGATGTGGCATATACACATATCAATATCGAATCGTTTCAAACATATAAAGATTTGCCACTAGTGTCTACTGGTTGTGATAGTTACGCTAGTTGGCATCCTGCTTTTAAAGACTTGAGTCCATTAATGGAAGTTGAAGGTCTTGCTAAATCAGTTGTAGAAACACTGCCTTTTAAAGAGTGGCGAGAAGAACATCTTGTAATTACAGGGGGCGAACCGTTGCTAGGTTGGCAACGTGCTTATCCTGATTTACTAGATCAACCTTGCATGGAAAGTCTCAAAGAAATTACATTTGAAACTAACGGCACAATGCGGCTAACTAGTAACTTTAAAAATTATCTTCGTATCTGGAAAGCAGAAAACGAAAATAGAGAAATTACTTTTAGTGTTAGTGCTAAACTGCCTTGCAGTGGTGAACCGTGGGCTGATGCAATTAAGCCCGACGTAGTTTGTGAGTATGAACAATTTGGTACCGCATACTTGAAATTTGTTATTGCTACAGAGCAAGATCTCGAGGATGCATTAAAAGCAACAGAAGAATTCCGCGCTGGTGGATTTAAAGGTCATGTATACTTGATGCCAGTGGGCGGGGTCGAGTCTGTATATGCATTAAATAATAAAGCAGTAGCAATTGCGGCCATGAAAAATGGACTTCGCTATAGCGATAGACTACAAGTTCCATTGTTCAAGAACGAGTGGGGTACTTAATGTTCGGCAATTCGTATCGTGGGTCAGATGAGATGAATATTTTTATGTGGCTTAAAAATGCCGAGGTAAAGTTGAAATTTTGTTTTTTACCTAGGAAGTGTTACGATACCGACAAACAGTTATGGTTTAAATATGCCTATAGAACTCGTAATACCTGGAGGGTAGAGGATAACATGTATCTACACAATGACCGGTGGTATTCAAAAGACGAGTTCTTAATTATGCGATTAAAGCACGGAGTATAAAATGAAAAAAATTATTAAAAAAATGTTAGGCATCGATAAAATCGAAGAACGAGCAGATCGGATGGAGAAAGCGGCTCGGGAAATGGCAAGTAATGTTCACGAAGCAAATAAAAAGGTTGCTGAAGCCGAACTAAAATTAGCAGAAAAAGTCAAAACTCCAAAAGAAATTGCAACAGAAAACAAAGAGCCATGGGTAAGTGTAATTGAAACTCATGTAGGCAAGGAAAATGTACGTAACGGATTCTTTGAACTTGACTGGAACGAGTTTTTTGTGTTACAATTACGTGACGCTGGATATTCTGGCGGGGACGACGAAGAAGTTGTAGATAGATGGTTTACAGAACTTTGTCGAAATGTTGGAGGCGAGGAAGGCGTTGACATGGCTAAACGTAGCACTGGATATGTCCAAAGAGCACTCCGTGATGATGGTATGACCGAGATTGGTTAATTAATGAAAACTTATATTCTTGTAGACACAGCAAACACATTTTTCCGTGCTCGGCACGCTATTCGCGGTAGTTTGGAAGATAAAATTGGTATGAGTATCCATACTGTCCTAAGCAGTGTACGCAAGGCATGGCGTGAATTTAACGGAGATCACGTAGTGTTCTGCCTCGAAGGTAGATCTTGGCGCAAGGACTTTTATACTCCATATAAGGCACAACGTGCTGAAGGTCGTGCCGCACATAGTCCCAAAGAAGCAGAAGAAGAAAAAGTATTCTGGGAAACATTTGATCAGTTTAAAGATTTTATCGTTAACAAAACAAATACCTCAGTATTACAGCATAAGCAACTCGAAGCAGATGATCTAATTGCTGGCTTCATTCAAGCACACCCTAACGATAACCATGTAATCATCTCAACAGATGGTGACTTTGCACAATTAATTGCTCCTAACGTCAAGCAATATAACGGTGTCATGGCTATTACAACAACACACGAAGGATACTTTGATGAAAAGGGCAAGAGAGTAGTTGATAAAAAGACTAAGGCAGAGAAGCCTGCTCCTGATCCACAATGGTTGCTCTTCGAAAAATGTATGCGTGGCGACACTAGCGATAATGTCTTTTCAGCATATCCAGGTGTACGTGAAAAAGGTACTAAAAATAAAGTAGGCCTGCGTGAAGCATTTGCAGATCGCACAGCCAAAGGCTATTCTTGGAACAATCTCATGCTCCAAAAATGGATGGACCATAACGGCGTTGAACATCGAGTGCTGGATGACTATAATCGAAATGTTGTATTGTGTGATTTATCTGCACAACCAGACAACATTAAAGCATTGATTACTGACACAATCACTGCTAACACAGTTGCTAATAAAAATATTTCACAAGTAGGTATTAGATTGATCAAGTTCTGTGCAGAATATGATCTACAAAAGGTTAGCGAGCAAATTCAAAGTTACGCTGAACCACTTAATGCAAGGTATGTACAATGATAACAAACGCCAAAGTGTTGATTCCAGAAAAAGAATGGTTAATCCAGGACGGTGATACTAAAATTGGAAGTATTGCTAAACTCAAAAAAGGGTATGCTGTATTACGCAATGGTAAA